TAATGAAAGAAAGATAGGTGAGCATAAACTTAATGATAACGTTATGATAGTTTGTGCAGGTAATGCTATGAAACATAGGGCTGGTACTAATCCTTTACCATCTCACTTTAAAGATAGGGTAACCTTTCTAGAGGTCAATGAGGATCTAGATTCCTTCATAGAATATGCTAATACTAAGAAGTTACATCAGTGGATACTAGGTTTCTTACGTAATAGACCTAACTTTCTATCTATGTTTGATCCAGCAGTTGATTCCTGTCCATCACCAAGATCATGGATGAGAGTTAATACTATACTTAACATGGGCTTACCTGCTTCTTTAAGAAATCAGGCTATTAAAGGTCAGGTAGGGGAGGCAGCTCAAGCTGACTTCTTAGGGTATTTAAGAGTAGCTGATAAGATACCTGATCCTTATGCTATACTGGATGGTACTTGTAAAGATATACCTGAAGATAGTGTTGTTATGTATGCTTTATGTGCGGCATTATCTACACATGTTACTGGTAAGACATCGAGGAATTTTGTTAGTTATCTGAGTAGCTTATCTAATAAAGAGTTTGCGGCCTTTACTATCAGAGATGCTTTACAAAGAGATAAGAAGCTTAAGGCAGATAAACATATAACCTCCTGGTTTATGTCTGAAGGTAAAGCCTTATTACTATAATAAACTATACAATAAGAATTAAGGAGGGCACGAGGTCCTTCTTATTAAGCCTATTAATAACAAATAAAGGAACAGTATTATGGCTAAATGGGGTGAAATACCTAATATAACTGCTAATCAAGAGCTTATTTCTCTTAATAAGAAGTTAGTAACTGCATTAAAAGAATTAAAAGTTCTACAAAATAACTTATCAGAGTTAGCTGATCTATCTAAGGTAGATGTACATGCTAATGATCAGGCTATAATAGAGATTGAGCAGTCAATTCAAGAATTAAATTCAATTAAAACTAAGAGACGTAGATTACTTAGCTTATTAAGTGGAGATGAATAATGTTAGATGTAGAAGATAGACTTAGATTAGCACATGAATCAGTGTGTAAGGCTGAAAATAAAAGGATGCGTGAAGTATTTAGTATACGTACCTATAAAGAAGGTGATCAATGGACTGCACAAAGAAATAGACAGACTACAGGCGCTAAAGGTGGTAGACAAAATAAACTTAAAAGACTTTGGGTTAAAGAAAGGACAGTTAGATGAGAGCAATATTAAATAAGATATGTTGTTGGTGTAGGGAATATCCAAGTGATGAGCCTTGCTGTTGGTGTAATGATGAAGAGGATTATGATAATGACTGATAAATATTTTGATGTAGATAAACATAAACAAGAAATACAAAAGAAAGAAAAGCTTATGACACTTCTTACATGGTCAGTACTAGGTTTCTCTCTTATAGGCGCAATGTTTTGTGTTAGTGTTTTGATTAGTGGTATATGGAGATTAATACAATGACAGAAGAATTTAAAGATATAGATAATGATCCTATGCGTATGGCAGAGTATAAAGAAAGAGAAAGATTATCTAGAGTATTAGAAGAGTATTATAAACTTAAATCAGAGTATAAAGATATGAGTGAAGTAGAACTGTTTGTTTTAGCCCATGATATAGTTGGGCGTAAAGAGAAAGATATTGGTAGCAAGTGATATAATAGCCTTTACACTCGATATGTTAATGCAAGAAGAATTGTTTTACATACCCGCTAATCAAGATGAACCAACAGATAAGGAGATAGAATGGGCTAATAGATTAATAACTAACCGTATAGAGAATACTGACTTCATACCTACTGAAGCAGAACTCTATGAATTAATGCAACTCAAATTGAAAGTATAATACAATGGATGCTCAAACAAAAGTAAGCAGAGCTATAATTAAACTTGTAGCTAACTACACTTTCTACGGTACATGTGCACTTAGATTAAACGTCAGAGAAACTACTGACTATAAGACTATGTGTACTGATGGTATATCTATACTATGGAATCGAGAATTTGTAGATGAATGTAGTGAAGAAGAAGTAATGGGCACTATAGCACATGAGGTATGGCATGTTATATTCGGACATCATTTCCGCATGGGTAAACGTGAACATAAGAAATGGAATATAGCTACAGACTTCTCTATAAACAATAGTTTAAAGGAAGAAGGTTTTAGCCTACCTCCGGGTGCTTTAATGGATGATAAGTATATTAACATGAATGGAGAAAAGGTATATGATCTAATAGATGATGATGAATATAATCAAGCTCCTTCTTGGGGTGGTGTACTACCTATAACTGATGATCAAGGTAACCCTCTTACAGGTGAAGCGTTAGAACAGGCTAAAGATGAAGTAGATCAGATGATAGCTTCAGCGGCTCAAGAAGCTAAGAAAGCTGGACAAGAAATTAGTGGTAAGTTATCTGATTTAATTCAGAGTATAAGAGAACCTCAAGTTAACTGGAAGTCTTACTTACCTACTTATCTTATGAATAGCAATCCTGATAGTCCTTCGTGGAAGAGACCTAATCGTAAGCTGTTATCTGAGTTTGACTTATATACTCCTGCTATGATATCTAATAATCTCGGCCCTGTAGCTGTAGTTATAGATACCTCTGCATCTGTATCTAAGGCCGAGAGAGAAGTGTTCTTATCAGAGTTACAATCAATAAACGAAACCTTAAAACCTAAATCAACTCATGTGATATGTGTAGACACTACTGTAGCTACATGTTATGACTTCGATCCTTACGATGATATAACAGAGTTAGCCCTTGTAGGGGGTGGTGGTACAGACATGTCACCAGGATTTAAGTATGTAGAAGAATGTCTTCCTGAAGTAGAAAATATACTTTGCTTCTCGGACTGTGAGTTCTGGGATTGGCCTCCAGAACCTGAAAAGCCTGTGTTATGGCTATCAACTGGTCAAAATAAAGAAAACCCTTATGGCACACTTGTGTCTGTAAAATTCTAAGCACGAAAGGATATAACAATGTTTAGTGATTATATAAGTATAGCAAGACAATACTATGATGAGCCTGGTTATGAGAAGGATAAATCTTCTTTGCCTTATCAAGCTAATAGGTATTATTCTCTTATTAACTATCTGAAAACAATAACAAATAATATAGAGTATGATTACAAAGATCTTTATGATGAAATTAAGTCTAGTATATTTGAAAAGTTTAATTCATCAATTAAGAACGGTAGTATTAATAGTGAGCTATGTGAATTGATTGAAGTCAGACCACCTAACCGTGACTTCTCGCATAGCTACTCTAATTATTCTCCTAGCTACAGTGCTAATCGTATGTATGAAAAACAAAGAGATAAAAGCGAAGATGATCTTGATGACATTAGTTATGGCATAAGTAATCATCTATCTTATGTTATGAGTTATATTGTAAGAAAGGAATGTTATCTTAACTATAAGATTAATGAAACAGAAGACGACATTATTAAAGCAGAGTACAAAGATAAAGTATTAAAGCTTAATAGGAATATACAGCAGATAGGTTCTAACTATATGTATGGGTTACACTACACCTATGTAAATGATACATATAAGAAGTCAACCTTCAATAAAGAAATAACTCACATGGACCCTATAAGATATAAGCCTAATATAATAGTAGATAAGAATTGGTTTGATACTGTGGGTGATAAAGGTTTTCAGATACTAGAGTATCAAGGTAGCAGAGCCTTTACTATCTCAGCTGAAGAGTATTCTAAAGACTCAAACAGAACACTGTACTTTGTTAAGACTCTACAAATGACTGGTACACGAGAGGAAATGCGAAATGCAAACTGGCATAACGTATTAGATAAGCTAGATAAGATAGTTAAAGTAAGAGATTTAATATTATCTGTATCAAATCAAGACGATAAGATATGGGCGTTAGGTGCTGATGAAACATGGGCTGAACGTACCATGCGAGCAAGACAGAAACGTACTATGATGAAGGGACTTAACATCTAAATGTATAGTCCATTATTAAAAGGGAACGCTATTTCCCTAGAAAGGAACTCAAATGAATCGTGCTAACATAGTACACAGATTAGCGCACGCTAGAACTGAGACAGAAAGAATGGATACTATGGATGAGTTAATAACTTATGATAGAGAGAAAGGAAGAGAACTAATGAGAGAAGAACCAACAGACTTTCATGGTGACTTTAAAGACATGAATGAAAGAGTTAAAGATAGTATTATAAATCCTGCTCACTACAAAGTAATACCCCCAGGTAATTACCCTGAAGGCTTAGAGTATATGGATCTAATGCAGTATATTTTATCACATCACAAAGGTATTGAGTCACACTTAGTAGGTCAGATACTTAAGTATAGTATAAGACTAGGTAAGAAAGATGCTAAACAACAGGACGCATTAAAGATACAATGGTATGCTAATTACCTTGTTGATGTAATCAAAAAGCAAGATGAGGGATAATGTAAGATTCCCCATAGCTAATTATAAGTATCTGTCAGTAAACGGATACCAAGATTTCCCAGTATTTTGGGATGTCTTTGAAGATAAAACTAGCTTTGTAATGACAGAGCTATTCGAAATTAGTGTTAACAATGAGGTTAACTCTGATAATGTAGAAGAAATAGTACTACAAATAATTGTGGAACTACATTCTGATACAATAACAATCCATTAGAAAAGGAATAATATAATGGCTAATCAAGTAATGGTAGTAAGAGACGTAACATTTAACTGGGCTAAACTAGTTGATAAACATTCTCCCTTCGGTACACTCCAGTGGGACGTACAAGTTGTTACAGATAATGAAGCAACTAAAGCTCAACTAGAGAGTAGCGGTATTAAGATGAAGACAGGTGAGAACAAAACCTGGTATGCTAACATTAAACGTAAAGCAATTAAAGCTAACGGAGAAGAACAAGATCCACCTAAAGTTATTGACTTAGATAAAGAGGAAATGGCTCCAAGTAAGATAAAGAATATGGGTAATGGCTCTAAAGGGCACATCAAATTATTCTCTTATGATTGGAATGTCGGTGGTAAATCAGGTGTTTCAGCTATGTTAGTAGCTCTACAAGTAACAGACTATGTTGCTTATGAAGGGGCAGGTGAAGACTTTTAATGGATAGTAAATTAATTAGAGTTGATACAAGGAACGGGTCTGTATGGATCCTTCCTTCGTATAACGTTAGTTACTACACTACTCAGTTGGCTCAGGTTCTCTGGGCTAACAGATTTACTTTAAGAAAGAAAGGTACTAAGTAATGAAAGACGATTATGTTTATACCGCAGGTGCAATGGAGCACGTTAGTATTTCAGATATGAATAACTGGCGTGATTACGTAGAACAATGTTTGGATGAATGTGACATTAAATGTTTACATCCTACAAGACGTACACCTATTCACGATCAAGAAGCGGATGATGGTATTTCTACTTACAATAAACTTAAACGTATCACAGCTCAAGACTTGCTAGATATAAAGAGATCTCGAGTAATCCTAGCGGATTTAAGAGACTCTATGCCTGGAAAGAAATGGGGTACGGTTATGGAAGTAGCTCAAGCTTATCATTGGGATAAGGTTATAATAGCACTTGTAGATCCTGATCAGTTTAAACATCCATTCATTTACACTTATGCTACAGAAGTACATTATGATTTACAGGATGCAGTTGATTCTGTAATAGAGTACTACGATGGAGTATAAAGACCTAAAAGTTTTAATAGACTCGGGTAGTAACCATGAAGATCAAGGTCACTGGATTAGTAATAACCCTATTATTCCAGTGGGCCTTCATGGTTTTGTTTATGCTATACATAATATCCTTGATGACAAGTACTATGTAGGCAAGAAAAACTTTTTACACGGCGGTAAAAAGAATTATAAAAGAAAGGGGGTTAAAGTACCTAACTATAAGTATGGTACTGAAACTAATTGGAAGACCTATACAGGTTCTTCAGCCGAACTTAACTTAGATATAGCTAGAAATGGTATGGATAACTTTTCATTCTTAGTATTAAGGTTATATCAAACTAGAGGCGGACTATCTTATGGTGAAGCTAATCTACAACATAAGTTAGACGTATTAACAATGAAAGATGATGATAATAAAGCAAAATTTTATAATGGTAACATTGCCGGTATTAAATTCATCCCTAAAGAGACAGGAAAACCAACATGACTTATTGGAAACTAGATAACTATGATGTTAAAATGATAAGAAAATTATCGCAAGAAACTACTATACCTCAGAAAATACTTGCATACAGATTTAATATATCACAAACGATGGTATCATTCATAAAGAATAACCGTCGTAGAGTTAATGTCTCATAAGAAAATGAAATG